GATCGAGTATCCGCAGGAAATGAATGCAAACGATTTCGGCAATAACTTCTACGTCGGAATCCGCCCGCTGTTCTATTCATCCGGGTCCGATGCGTCGTGGCCCGCTACGACGCTGTACGCAACGCAAGCCATACAGAAGCGCCGCCGCACCGTGCTTTATGTTCCGCTTGGCGGCGCGCTGTGGACTACTGCCGCCGGAGCCGGGTGTAACTGGTCAAACGTGACGGAAATGAATTTCCGCATGTTCACCAACCTGTCAAACGGCGGTTTCCGCGCCACGATCCGCAAAATCTGGGCGAACCGTGTAGGCAAAAAGGCGCTGGTTGCATTCACATTCGATGACACGCTGAAATCGCAGTACGACAACGCGCTGCCAATATTTCAGGCCAACGGCATGAAGGCTGGCATTGCCACGGTCAGCAGCGGCGTCGGCACGGGCGGAATATTCATGTCACTCGCAGAACTCAAAGCCTGCTACGCCGCCGGATGGTCAACCTATAACCACATGGTGGATTCCGGGAAGGTGCTGGAGTCGCAAATAGCGGCCATCGCCTCCCCGTGGGCGGCCGGGACGTTCACGGTAACTGTATCGTCTGCTGTTTATGCTGATGCGGCGGTCGGGCAGTTCTGGGAGATCAGGAATTCCTGGGGTCCTGAATTCTCCGGAACAAAAGAATTGCTAAGCAAGGGCGCGAGCAATCAATTAACGTTCGACTGCGCCGTGCAGCCCTCCCTTTCATCTGGGTACGGGCCTATTCGCGCCGACTGGCCGGGGCAGTCTCGCGCCACGCGCATCGCGAACGAGGTGCTGCCCTGCACGCAGTACCTGATCAACAACGGCATGAGCCGTGGCAGCAACGTATTTATCGCCCCGGAAGGCGCGTGGGACACGGATTGGGTAGCCGACATGGAGGCCGCCGGGTTCGTGTTCTGCCGGAATACAGGCAATGACTACGTAGCCACCAATAGCTCACCGTACTATGGCGTATCCGGACAGGTCATGATTGCGGGCTGCTTCGATCAGTGGGACAACGTCGCCATCACGCTCGACAACATCGCCGACTCCGGGCCGAACAGGGCGCTGTTCGAGAGCTACGTAGACACTGCCATTGCCACCGGGCAGTTCCTGCATTTCATGGGGCATGAGGTGAAATCGGCGGCGGCACCACTCACCGTGGACGTGGCGCTGCTCTCGCACCTGGTCGGCTACGTCAAAACAAAGATGGACGCCGGGCTGGTGCAGAACGTGACACTGGAGCAGCTGGCGGCGGCGCTGCCTGCTGATCCGGACTTTATCGAATCTGACGCCTTGTATGACGACGGATCGGACCTGTTAACAGATGACGCCGGCTTGATGCTGGTGGAAACCTAGGGAACTTCATATGCCGAAGCAAATAAAGGACATCACCACCACGCGCACCGCCGCCACGATGCTTGGCACGGATCTGCTTGTCGGACAGGCTGCGGCTGGTGGAGCGGGCTCGACGTTCAAGGTGTCTGTGGCGGAGATCGCCAAGCGGCGCGGTGAGTTCAACGTGCTGGACTACGGTGCCGTCGGGGATGGTTCGACCGACGACGCGGCCGCCATTCAGGCCGCGCACGACGCAGCATCCGCTGCATCGCCTGTCGGTGTCGTGGTGCTGCCGCCGAAAAACTACCGGATTAACAGCACGGTCACCCTCAAGGCAAACATGATCGGCCTCGGTGGTAACGGCTACAACAGCACCATGGCGCGTGCCAATTTCATCTCGAATATCACCGACGGCACCGCGACGCTCAAAGCGCTGAACCGCAACGGCCTCGATTTGCGGAACTTCTCCGTCTCAGGTGGCATCACCGGGACGGCCAACCCGAACCCGTCCGGCGGCAATGTGCAGAACACAATCGGCCTTCAGCTTGGTAAGGCCCCGTGCCTTATCACCGCCGCCACGAAGGCCAACCCGTGCGTCATTACGACCAAGTACCTGCACACGTTCGCCACCGGCGATTCCATCACGATATCAAACGTTGTCGGCATGACGGAGCTGAACGGGAACACGTACACCGTGACAAGGGTGAGCGGCACATCGTTCTCGCTGAACAGCACAGACTCCAGTGCCTACACCACGTATACCAGCGGCGGTATGGCGCGACCGTCTGACTCCGGCACCGGCAGCGCATGCAGTCGCGGCACGTTGCAGTCGCTGTCATTCCGGGACATGGCGTCGAACTGCTCGATTTCCGGCTGGCTCAACTCCATCACCGACATCAAGTCGCACAACGGCACCATTGGGTTCGATGGTGGCTACCTGAACACATGCACGCTTGACGTGGTGACGGAGAACTGTTGGCAGGCGGTCCAGTTGCTGGGCTGTGCATCCACAAGCATTCTGCGTATCGAGGACGAGGGCGATGGCTCGGTCAACACGGGCGGTATGGGTGCGTCGTCTACCATCGACTACTCCAGCAACATCGAGTGCATTGTCTGGGCGACGGAAGGCACGCGCAGGGTAACCAATACACCATGGCTCTCCATCGGCGGCGTGTCCTACTGCTCGGATATTCACATTCGTGGTGGTGTGTTCACCACCGCAGGCACCGCCGTGTCGGTTGCTCTGGCAAACGTGGACAACTACACGCTGCCGGACGTGGAGGGCGGCTACTCAACTACCGCCAGCACGCTACCGACAAAAACGTTTTCGACTGTCTGGGAAGGTAGCACGACAAACCCCAGCATTGGTAATGGCACGCTGACGTGTCGGTACTTGCGTGAGCGGAATCTGATCCACTTCCAGTGCAATATCACGTTCGGCTCGACGACATTCGCTGGGTCTGGCAACTGGAGCTTCACGCTACCTGTTGCGTCATACGGGAATGCAATCGGGTCAGTAAAGATACTTGACTCCGGAACGCGGCACTATGTCGGAGTGTGTCATGCTAACGGAACAACACTGACATGCTACACGGAGTCATCACAGGTCGGCAGTGCGTACCCGCATACGTGGGCGACAAGCGACACGCTCCAGATCACGATCACGTATCCAGTGCAATGACCCGCCTCGCCGCGCTACTCCTGCTCCCGCTCGCTGCGCTGGCTGATGTGTACATTGACCCCACGGCGGTCTGTCCGGGTGCCGGGACGGCGGCGGCACCGCTCTGCACCTGGCCCACGACGTTCGCAGGCGGCGAGACCTACCGGCAGAGGGCCGGCACGACATGGCGTGGCGAGGTCTACATCCACGCCGGCAACCGCAGCGCTCCGGAGGCCACGCTGACACTCGGAGCCTACGGCACCGGGCCACGACCGATTATACGGGCCGAGAACGGCCTGCCGGACGAGGGCTGGACCGAGCAGCCGGGTGGTACGTGGACGTTCGCCACCAGCGGCTACAGAGAGCCTGACCCCGTTATCCTGCTGACCCGTGGCACCCGCTTGCGCGGGCCGGCGCCGGACTGCCAGCGCGGACAGTGGACGTACTCGCCCGGTCTCATCACGCTCTGCATCGAGCCCTACGCCATCACCAGCATGGCGCAGCCGACGAAACGTGACCCGTCGGCCGCCATCCGGCTCTACGATCAGCGGCACGTCGTCATAGACGGCCTGGACCTGCAGGGCGGTCGCTACGGTGCCATCGAGATCCGTGGCGCGTCAGGCGACATCGAGATCCGCAACAACCGCATCGGCAAGGACGCGCTGTACGGCGTCCGGGCCTATGATCCGACCGCGACCATCACCGGCCTCGACATCCATGACAACGTGATCGACAGCGGCGTGCGCCTCGGCGCGCTGGGGTATGAGCTACCCGCCGGTGAAGGTGTCTACCTGCAAAACCGCGTGCAGGACTCGCGCATCGTGCGAAACGAGTTTGTCGCCTGGCCGCACAATGGCATCTACCTGTACGGCATGTATCCGGAATCCGCTGTCAGGCACAACCTGATCGCCTACAACGATTTCCACTGCGGGCCGCACAGCAGCTATTGGGACTACTGCCGCCCGCTCGGCATCGATGGCGTGGTCGAGGACGCTGCATCGAATAACGTTGTTACCGGCAACTGGTTCCATGATTTCAGCGTGCGCATTCAGTTCAACGGCAACGACAACGTATTCGTGAACAACCAGTGCTGGAACGTCTCGACAACCAGCGCAAAGAGTTATCGCACCGACCAGTGCATCGACATGCAGGGCTACCAGTGGAGCCGCAACAACGTCATCGTCGGTAACACGATGGAGGCGGTGGTCTCCATCAGTCCCGGCGCGAAATACACCGCCGGGCACGTCATCACGGGCAATCAGCTTTCGGCACCAGTGGTCGAGAAGGTAGACTCAAGCATTGGCCCGAGTGTCATTCTGCGGAACTACATACATGATTGAACACATCCTGCAATGCGAACATTGTGGTGACTGGTTCGTCGCACACCGCCGGCACGCCAAGACATGCACCGAAACGTGCCGCATGGCCAAGTTCCGCGCCCGGCGCAAGGCTGGGGCCGGGGCGGCTGGCCGTGAGTCGGCGGGGGTCGCACGCAGGGTCGACCGCTCCGGTCCTGGCACCGAGGCCGCGCCATGAGCGGCGAAAAGATACTGCCTTGGGCGGTCATCCTCGCCACGGCGGCGCTGTTCGGGGCGATCTTCTTCGCCTCCAGAGTCGGCGCTGAACCGCTTGAGTTCGAACGCCGACTGTCGATGGACGGGCAATTGCCGCCTGACTTCGTGCTGGCCGACTCCTCGCACATCGCCCCGTTCACCATCAGCGTGCCAGGCGTCAGTCAGACGTGGCCAGGCATCGCGCTATGCCTCGAATCCATGGATGGTCGCAGGCACCTGATCGTGACCAGCGAGGCCATGATCCGCCGCCGCCTGTCGGGCATGGACGCCCGGCTGGGGCTGCTCTCCGGCTTCTGCGAAGTCGCCTCACTCGCCTGCTGGCCGGACCTTCCCCCACAATGCAACGTCGAGGACTGACCGATGGCTTTTTGCACACACGACATTACCGGCCTGCTCGTTACCGGCATGGTCAGCAGCACCCGAGGGCTCGCCATGCGCAATGATCGACCGCTCTATACACTCATCATCCAGGCTATCATCAGCGTCCTGTTCATTACAGGGTACGGACTGGTGCTTTACATCGTCTTGCAGCCGGGCGCGGAGTTCTCCCCCAGCGCGGAGAAACTGGCCACATTCGTTCTCGGCGCGCTCACTACCGCCGTGGTCTCGATCAGCGCCTACTGGTTCCGCGACGATACCGACAGCAACGGTGGCAACGGCGGATGATCCCGGCGCTCAATACCGTCGCCGCCGTGGCATTGGCGGCTGGAGCTGTCGGGGTTGCATTCGGTGCCTACTTCAACGGCATGCGCTGGGAGAGCAAGTACCAGAAGCGCGAGATCGAGCTATTGCAGGCCCAGCAGAAGGCCGACGAGGTGGTGAAGAATGCAGAGGAACAGATTCGCGCTGCCGCTGACCGCATCGCTCGCGCTCCTGTCAGGCGCGTGCTGTGCGCCACCAGCCCGCCCGGAGTGCCCGCAAGTGGACACGATGCCGCCGTGGGCGGTGGAGGATTTGTGCCGCCTGACCGGGATCACGGACCCGCCCTGCAACAATGTCTCGCGCTTGAGGCCCGAGTGAGGGCGTACCAAAAGGAGGTCAAGAAATGAAGATTGTCGAACAAGCTGAAATCTGGTGGGTCAATCTGCCGCCGCACCGACAGAAGAACATGAAGGTCATCGGCGGCATCGTGCTGGCCATGATTGCCGTGGCCATCTGGAACATCTTGCGGTGAGTACATTCCGGCTGAGCAAGCGCAGCCGCGAGCGGCTAGTCGGTGTGCATCCAGACCTGGTCGCGATCGTCGAGAAGGCGATTACGCTAACGCCTGTTGATTTTGTGGTGCTCGATGGCGTGCGCACACTGGCCCGGCAGAAGCAACTACTCGCCGCCGGTGCCACACGCACGCTCGACAGCCGGCACCTGACCGGGCACGCGGTGGACCTCGGCGCGTGGGTCGGGCGCGAAGTGCGGTGGGACTGGCCGCTATATCGTCACATCGCGGCCGCGATGAAGGCGGCAGCGCGATCGCTCGATCTACAGGTGGATTGGGGCGGCGATTGGACATCGTTCAAGGATGGGCCGCACTTCCAGCTGCCGAGGCTACGCTATCCAGCCTGATCCGGCCTTGATGAACGCCGCCGCGACCTGCGGGACGATGGCGTTGCCGTAACCGCGCACGCGCACCACTCTGGCGGGTATCCCATGAGCCAGTGGGACAAGGCCGGGTTCAATGCGCCGTGCATCCCCGGCGTCATCGCAGGCGATGACGTACCGTGACCACGCATTACTGCGGCCGCCTGCCGGGGCAACTGGTCCAGTCGGGTCCTCCGGCTGCCGTCCGGATTCACGCCCGTTACCGACATTCCCGGCGTGTCCTTCCAATCGCGCGCAGACGGTGTGGCCCACCCGACCAGCCGCGCTGCGCCGGTCAGTGTCAGCGCTTCCTTGTCGTGTTGCCCGCGACTGTACGTGTAGCCGTTCCCCGCCGCGTTCGTTGCCGTGGGCGATGGCCATCCAGTAAAGCCGCTGTCTGATGTGTGGCGCACCGACGCCCGCAGCGCACATATCGGCGGCCCCGACGGCATAGTCCATCCCTTCCAGGTCAGCACGTACTCCGGCGAGCCATTCACGTCCATCTGGACTCGCAACTTGCTCGCCAAATACGACTGAAGGACGGCACTCGCTGATGAGTCTGGCGAACTCTGGCCACAGGTGTCGATAGTCATCTGTTCCGGCACGTTTGCCGGCAACGCTGAATGGCTGGCATGGACATGAGCCTGTCCAGACTGGCCGATCGTCCGGCCATCCGGCGAGGCGCAGGGCATAGGACCATCCGCCAATCCCGGCGAAGAAATGATGCTGGGAATACCCGGCAATGTCATCTGCTCCGACATCCTCGATGCTCCTGTCATCCACATCGCCGTCTGCAATCAGGCCGCGCCTGATCAGTTCACGCAACCACGCGGCGGCGTCTGGGTCATTCTCGTTGTAGTAGGCGCGGTTCACGCAATCCACCACCCAAGCAATCCTGCCCACGCCAGCATGACGTAGTACCTGACCGTCCGGCTGCACGGCTGACTGCCCCACAACAGCCCGCCCGCTGCGCTGGTGTGGCCATCGTCGATCTTGTTGAGCCATCGGGCCAGTGTCCGCCACGGCTCGCTGTGTGCGTGGTCGCCGGCCCAGCGGCTGATCGGCTGCACGCCGATGGCGAGCAGGATACAGGCTGCGCCGTGGTCTAGCAGATAGACCGGGAGGAACCTCCAGGCGTTCCAGCCGGGCTTGTAGGCGATGACCGGCGGCGCGCCTTCGGTCCATTTCATGTTGTCACCATGTGTATACACCCATGTTCCATCCCGCAATGTCACACTGCGGGTCCACAGCCAGCGAAACCCTCGCAGCCACAGCCAGACGTTTCGCAGGTAGGTTTTCATTTTGCCCTTTTCACGGCTGCAACTACGGCAGGGATGACTGCCGCATAGATGTACTTGCCATCCGCCGTGGCGCGCTTGCGGAATTCACTAACCGTACCAAGGAAACACCCGGCACGGACTAGCACCCCGTCATCGTGCCAGACCAGCAGGATCTGTCTGCCAGATCCGTCCACGTTAGTCAGAGTCATGACGCGCTGCGCAATCACACCCTCGATGATGCAGTTTTTGCCAAATTTCGCCCCCGCACCGAATCGCGGCCTCGCGCCGAACAGCGACCTATCGCCAAACTCCACCCCCGTACCGAACTGCGAATCCGCGCCGAACTTCGACTTATCGCCGAACAGCGACCTATCGCCAAACTCCACCCCCGTACCGAACTGCGAATCCGCGCCGAACTTCGACTTATCGCCGAACAGCGACCACGCGCCGAACTTCGACAACGCGCCGAACTGCGACAACTTGCCGAACTTCGACCACGCGCCGAACTGCGCTTCAGCACCGAACTTTGAGTCATCAGGCGCGGTAAAACCGTCTGGGTACACTTCAGGTTTCATTCCACATCTTCCTAATCGGCCATCTCAATCGCGTGGTCGTAACAATAGGCTGCAACATGCTGGCAGTCCTCCCAGATGCACACAAACCGGGTCAGTTTCTGATCTCGCAATTCATCCCGCTGCCGGCGGACACACTCCGGCCGCTCGCAGTAGTAGCTGCAGGTGTGCGGTACTTCGTCTGGCATGACCACTAGCCTCAGTCCTTCAGCAAGTCGATCTGACCGCCATCGCTCAGCACCCAATTAGCCGCGCATTTCCGACCTAGCAGCGGCTCGATATCGCCGACTTCATCGCCGGAAATAGGCCACGACAGACAGCCGGACAACACTGCGCCGAGTTTCGTTAGCTCCATCTCCAATTTGGACAAGCTCGCGTCAGGCAGGAGGAACGAAAATGAGTTCGCCGGATCGCCCATGCTGCCGGTAGCGGAGAGCGCGCTATCTAACAACAACCGCCATTTGCCGAGCGGCGCGCCCTGCTCGTCAAACAGGCTGGTCTCTGCCCATCCTGGGCGCTGGCAGGCAATCTCATTGATCTGCTCGCGACTGATGAATAGGTCACTGAACTTCAAGCGCGCAATCGTGCGAATATTGTCATCCGATTTCTCGCGCTTGATCGTAAATGATTTGGCCATGGTCGCGTCAGAGCTGATCTTCACTGCGATATCCTCTTTGGTTGGTGAAAGAAAATTTCAGGCACTCATCAAAACGGAATTTCATCATCGAACGGCTCAGCCGGCCCGCTCTTTGCGACGATTCGGCCGCCCATGCGCGTGCGCAGGTATTCGACCGTATCATCCGCCGACGCGCAGGCCGGCGGATCGGCAAGAATCTCACGCGATGTATAGCAGCGAGCATCCCCATGGCCGTTGCGAACCGGCTTGCCGTCGATCATGTAGACCGCAATCCAGCGGCTATCCGATTCGCCCTGCTGCCACGGAACCAGATCAGGATGCAGAACGTGATCCTCGCAGCCTGTTCGCTGGAAATCTGCCGGGATGCCGTCAGCTTCATGCGCCTCGCAGCGCCAGGTGCCATCAGTCTTTGCCGTAGAATGCGCGCAGGTGCGGCAGTTCACCTGCTTTGTCGTCTTGCTGCCGTGGCAAAGATCGTGCGCCGGGCAGAATTTGCATTGGTAATATCCAGGGTCGGCACTGACCGGCGGAGGCATCCGGTCTGATGCGACGATGCGCCGCCCGCGCTCGATGGCTTTCTGCGCGGCATCCTTGTCCAGGTGCAGCCGCTCTATATGCAGCCGGTCATCGTCCTTGCAGACCGCCACGTACAAAGCCCTGTCGATGCCGAGGCCGTGCATGTAGACCTGCATCTGTACGTAGTGCATGGGCTTCGACTTCTCGACGCCATCACGGGCCAGCGCATCGAAACTCTTCTTCCCGTGAGTCTTGATCTCAAGGACGTGGCGCGCCTTTGGCGCCTCCGGCAACCCATTGCGAATGATGCCGTCCACGCTGCCGCCGAGATGGCCGCCGAGGTGGACCTTTTCCTGCTCGCCGGCATTCGCCAGCACGTCAACGCCAATAGCGCGCAGGTCCTCGATGACGGTGGCCTCTTCGTTCCGTCCGCGACGAAACAGCCGCAACACGCGGCCCTCGGTCTGCTCGATCACGGCCCAGCGGAACGACAGCCATAGCCAGCGCTCGCAGGCGTGGCCAAGCACGCTCGCGCCCAGGTGCTCGCGCGGGGGTTCGCGGTGCGCTTCGTGCCATGCATCTATTGCGCCGACTGTGGTATGCTCTGCCTCGGGAATCTTCATGGTCCCTCCCTGTGTAGAAGAAGAATTGCCCCGGCTGTAACCCAACAGCCGGGGCTTTTTTCACTTTCGCGCCCAGGGCGGAGCCGAGCCGCCAGCGGCGGCAGGCGCAGCGGCAGGTTTTTTTGCGCTTGGCTTTGCGGTCGCTGGCGCAGGTGTAGCAGGGCTGCGCGCGCCGATGACTTCATTGCGCGGCGGGTATCCCTGCTGCTCCTTTGTCGTCACTCTGATCTCGCACGCATTGCCGATCAGTTCGTCCGAATCTTGCGGCGTGCCGATACCGAGTGCGCGAACCAGTTCGCCGAGATGCTCGCGCCCGATGCGCTCAGCAGTCGCTGATGGGTTGCGCAGATTGTAGTTCTGCCACACGCGGCGGCCGGCATGACTCGGGCCGTTGATGGCGAACTGAACGGACAGGTACGAGCCGGTCCCGGCTTTTGTCTGCCGGACATCTGCGCTCACGACTTCCGCCTGATACCATCCATCCGGCACGCACTCGAAATCGCGCTGCTCGCGCTCTGGCAGGCCTTCTGAGCCGATGAGATCGCGCAGTGATGACATGCTGATTACTCCTTCTGGTTTGACTGGTTGTTGATCCGCGCAATGATTGCGCCGAGGTCTGGCGGCATCCACGGATCAAGACGGCCACTGCGGTCCTTGGCCTGCCACAATCCATCGGAATCGCACATCATGGCGCGCTGCGGCTTGCCGTCCGCGTCGCGCTCGACGCGAAGGGCCAGCAGCTCGTCGAAAAAGTACGGCAGCTGCATAGTCAGGCTCTTGCCTGGCATGGATGGGTTGTAGAGCATCCTGCCCGTCTCATCCTGGCTCTTCTCCAGCTTCGCGCTCATGTAGACGTGCTTGCCAGGCAGATCGCGGAACGAGCGGATCATGTCTGCCATGACAGTGTTCATCTCGCCGTAGGCGGCCCGGCCGTCCTTGGTCTTTTTCATTTCGCTGGCCAGCACAACCTCGGCCACCTCGCTGATGGAGTCGAGCGCAACAGACTGGTACTGCGCGGCCTCTTTCGATTCGCGCAACCAGGTGTAGGCTTCACGCAGGCGATCCATCGTGTCTACCACGATGTATGGAATATCCGCGCCGTGCAGCGCGAGCAGACCGCCTTCAGCCGAGAGAATGATTGGATTTGGAAGCGTAGCAATGAGCGAGGTCTTCCCTGCTCCCGCCGCGCCATAGACGCAGACCTTGACGCCATCGGCGGCAACGGCTGCGGTAGATCGCAATTGAATAGCCATGTTGTTTCCCTGTGTATGCCGCACCTTGCTGGCGGCAGTTGACACGATTGCACATGCAATCTACATTGTCAACCTACGTTTCTCGCAGGGGCCAATTAATGACTACGCAACAAGCCATCGACTATTTCGGTGGCATTCGCGAGTTGGCGCATGTACTCGGCGTCAGTACACAGAGCATCTACCAATGGGGCGAGTACCCGCCGCTCGGGCGGCAGTATGAGCTGCAGATCAAGACGCACGGAGAACTGAAGGCCGACAGGGGACCCGCGCATGACACGCAGAGTTGAGGCCGCGCTACGTTACGCCAGCTGGGGATGGCGCGTCCTGCCGGTAGTCGCCGGCGGCAAGGCACCGGCCACCGCGCATGGTGTGCGCGATGCGACGACAGACGCCACGCAGATCGTGCGATGGTGGACCGACATGCCAGACGCCAACATCGGCGTAGCGGCCGGCGAGGCATCCGGGATCATTGTCTATGACATCGATCCACGTAACGGCGGCGATGATGCCTGGCACGAATGGCAGCAACATTACGGCCGCGTACCAGACGGTGCGGTGCAACTGACTGCCGGCGGTGGCCAGCACTATCTGGCGCTCTGGCAGGCCGGCATTCGCTCTGCAAAGCTCGGTCATGGCATCGACCTGTTGAGCGATGGCCGATATTTTCTGGTCTCGCCATCGACCATCGACGGGAGGCGGTACGAATGGGAGGGATCGAGCGATCCGGCAGACGGTGTTTCGCCATTCCCCATTCCAGATACGTGGCAGGAGCCGACGCGACTTACTCGCAGGCTGGTGAATGTCGCTGCAGATGGCGGCCTGATCCGTGGCAGTCGCAATGACGGGCTGACCGCGCTCGGCGGCGCGATGCGCCGCCACGGCATGACCGAGGCGGAGATCCTGGCTGCGCTGTCGGTGGCGAATGAAACGCGGTGTGAGATCCCGCTTCCGGCATCGGAGGTCTCGCAGATTGCGCGCAGCGTAGCGCGCTATCAGCCGGACAGCGACATGGCGGCAAATGCTGGCGCGGGCAATGCGCTCGCGGATGCCATCCTGGCCGCAGTCAAGGCAGAGAGCAGCGACTACTACCTGTCTCGAGCAACGGCTCTGATCGCGCAGCCGTCGCCGCTGCGCTGGCTCGTGAAAGGCTGGCTGCCAGCCGATGGCCTGTCGATGATCTATGGCGAGTCAGGGGCAGGCAAAACGTTCATCGCACTCGATATCGCCTGCCACATCGCCACGGGCAGAGACTGGTACGGCCGCAAGGTTCGCCCGGGTATCGTGGTCTATCTGGCCGGCGAAGGGCACTACGGACTGCGCCTGCGCATCGCCAGCTGGGCGCGGCATCACCTGCCGGACGATATCGATAATTTGCTGGTGTCGAGCCGCAGCGTGGATATGGACGCACCGGGCGGTGCGGAGCAGATCATCCGCGCGGTGCGCGAGATTACGGCCGAACCTATATCGCTCATCATCATCGACACGCTGCATACTCACATGCAGGGCGATGAGAACAGCGCGCAGGATACCCGCGCCATGCTCAACGCGTGCATGATCGCGGGCCGTGCGCTCAGCGCATCGGTCTGCCTCGTGCATCACACTGGCCACGCGGAGGCGGCGAAGGGCCGGGCGCGCGGCTCATCTGCATGGCGTGCGGCGCTCGATTCATCCATTCAGGTGTCAAAACGATCCGAAGCCATCGAAATTTCGTGCACGAAAATGAAAGACGCGGAACCGCTGCCCGCCATGTGGGGACGCCTGCAGGCCGTGCATGTTGGCTGGATCGATGACGAAGGACAGCCGGTATCGGGCGCAGTCTATGTCTACGATCCACGAATGAGCGAGGTAGAGAGGCCCGGCGGCAGTGGGATCGGATTCCACATCCGCCGGTTGGCCAATGCGTGGCGGCATGGCGGCCAGGAGCGCACGCCAGACGGGCAGCTACTGATCCGCCGTGATGTACTGATGCGCTACCTGGTCGAGGTGGAGGGCTGCACGGCCTCCACGGCCGACACCTACACGCGCCCCGGGCGGCGCGGAAAACTCGTAGCCGATCTGCTCGCAGCCGAGATCATCCGCGCCACGCCGGGCGGCTGGATCGTCGCATCACGCAATGTGGCGATGCAGATGGCGATGGATGCATCCGTGGCGGACTAGCCGCCCCGGAAATCGCGTCCGGCGGCCAACCGCACCGTATCGCCAGCGGTGCATACCGGCGTCCTGGCTGTCAGGCGCGGAGTCCAGACGCGGACCAGCCGCCTGCGCAGCGATCTGCGCAGGCGGGCAATCCAGCGGCTCATTTCTCGCGCTCCGCCGGCAGGCCGAGCAGCGACTCGATTGGCACGTCCGCCATGCGGGCCATTTCGGCGATGTGGTCGGCAATCAGCGCCGCCCCGCTCGCCGGCGTCAGCATCTGGTTGCCGCGCAGCTCTGCGATGCGGGCCTGGATGTCCTGCACGCGGGCGGCCTCGGCGGCGATCTTCGCCTGCTTTGCGGCCTCCTTGCGGGCTTCCTCGGCCTTGATCATGCCGTCGATAGGCGCCTCCAGCTTTTCGATCGCCGCGGTGATCCGCGCGGCGTCGGCGTCAAGCTTCTTGCCGATCGCGAGCAGCGGCGCCTTCGCCGCTTTGCGGATGCGCTCGACCTCATAGCGAGGCTCCCGAACCGCGACGCGCGCGGCCTTCGCCTGCGCCATGCCGTCGGCGCTGGTCATGTCGTAGACGACGCCCTCGTACTGCTGGCGCAGCGCCTGCAGCCCGGCCTCGACAGCGCTGAACTGCACCAGCGCCTGGTGGACTTGCTCGATGTCGGTACTCATGGCTGCTTGTCCGGCGTGCTGATCGCGCAGTGAAGGGTGGCGTTGATCTTGTCGATCCTATCGGCTTCGGTCCGCAATCTCTTTGCGGTATCGGAAAGTGCATCAGGTCGAGAGCGCTCGAAAATCAGCGCGTCAAACAGACCATTCACATCAACGGATTGGCCGACTTCCGGTTTTTTGCTCATGGAATACGCGGAGCGAAAGCCCGCGATTCTTGCTATTTCGTCGTCGGTAGCGACCAAAACAAAACCGTCTTTGGCTTTGGCAATGATGTTCATGCGGTGATCCTGTAGGTTTCGACTTGCTTGGTGATGGCCGCCATCTCGGCGAGGAACTCATCGACCTCGGCCTTGATGGTGGCGATGTAGATTTCGTCGCGCGGAACGCGGGTTGCGGTACTTGTCCGCCGGCAGGCCGAGCAGCGACTCGATTGGCACGTCCGCCATGCGGGCCATTTCGGCGATGTGGGCCACGCGCGGCTTGTTTCGCCCTGTCGCCCAGTGGCTGACAGCAGCCGGCGTGACGCCGAACTTGCGCGCAAGTTCTGACTGCGTTAACCCAATTTTATTCATGCACTCAGCGATGGCATTCACAGTCCACCTCCGATTGCGATCAGCAGAATGGCCAGCGCGCCAAACCCCGCGCCAGCCAGGAACGAGTAGATACAGTCAACATCATGCTCGCGGGCATGGCGTGCCCACAGTTGCAGGTCTCGCTCGCTCGGGGCGTAGTCGCCCATGATGTAGCGGTTACTCATTGGCCATCTCCTCCAGTTGATGAATTTTGCGCAGGCAGGCCTCTGCCAGCGCGTCGTCTGCCTGATATTTCGCCCGCCCGTCTGGCGTCAGTCGCGCCTCGCGCGATGCCAACTGCCGCTGAATGTCCAGGCGGAAATGCGTGACCAGTGCACGCAGCAGTACTGATTCGTCTGGCGTAAATCTGTCACTCACGGTATGTCCTCTCATAGCGGCTGATTGCCGCGTCTGTTGCGTACTGCCGCACGATGCGGCAGATCACCTCACCGGCGGCCGCGTGGTCATCGCACCGGATGGCTGCCGCCAGGCGGTCCAGGTCTGCGTGGTTGCGCGCGGCGCGGTCGGCATTCTGGCGGTCTGTTTCCGCGCCGCCCGTCGGATTCAGCGGCACGGGCCACAAATGCACGTCCATGGCATCGCTGAGCAGGTCGAGGAATTCACACGGCCCTGCGCGCAGCAGCTTGTCTGCGGCGGCCTCGATGGCATCGGAAAATGCCTGCATATCGGCGTCTGTCACGTCGCCGCCGTGATATATGTGGTTACTCATGGTCTGTCTCCTGCTACTCGTAGATGGGCGTGGCTACGCACGGGCTGATGACGTCATCATCGGCACCATCACCGAACGACTCCTCCGTCCCCTCGGCGTAGATGTAGTTGCCGGCGGTGTGGTCGGTGTGGATGTGGCTGCCGACCTCTGCCAGTCTGTACACGGTGCCCGTGGTGGGTGCGTATACGATTTCGCCGACGTCTGGCCAGTTGCTGGCACCGGCCTGCGTGATGCGGAGCGTGGTGGTCATGACCTGTCTCCTGTTGCTGGCCCGGCCCTGCGCCGGGTATGGGTGTATAGTACACCTATCGTTAGCCGTGTCAATAGTCCCGCTAAAATATTTTTGGGGTGTTTTGTTGACATTTGTCAATTACATTCTGTTAACGGGACTGTCCGGGACTGTCCGGGACTGTCCGGGACAGGACGGGACTATCTATAGATAGTCCCGTCCTGTCCCGGTCCTGTTCCGGTCCGGTCCCGCTCGATCCCGCCCAGTCCCGCCAATTTTTTGGCGTTTTATGAGGAAAATGTGATGCAGCGCAACATAACAGGGCACCAGACACGACGCAGCGCAGCAGAGCGTCTGGCATGAGCATCCATAGGCGCGCAGCGCGCCGTGACGCCCCCGAGGCCGAGATCGTGGACGCGCTGCGGCAGGTCGGCTGTCGGGTACTGCGCCTATCCGGCGCTGGCGTGCCAGATCTGGCCGTCTATTGGCCAGCGCGTGGGTGGGTGCTGGCCGAGGTCAAGGCCCCCGCCGGCCGCCTGACGTCAGCCCAGCGCGAATGGGGCCCGGAGGTGCGCATCTGGCGCTCGATTGACGATGCGATGGCTGATCTGGGCATCACTCGATCTGTTTGATTGCGCCAGATGCGCCACAATGGCCAGTGCAATGAGATCGCAGGTAGGCCGCTACCTAGGTAGCGGGTAGCCACAGGAGAGCCTATATGCGATTGTGCGCCATCCTGCGGATGGTTGATTTGCGGCACAAAAAACAATAACCTTAAAGCGAAGGTCAACCATGACTACCGACGCCGAGGACGCTGAAATTGTGCGCCTATCCACCAGGCGGATGAGGCTGTGGGCAGCCATATGTCGATGGATGCGCCGCCTGTCGCGCTGATCCAGCGCGCTGATACCACCCCGATCGCCGCCCCAGCGCGCCCCGCGCGCCTGCGTATCCCGCTCGACCTGCGCCAGATGGTCCATGATGCGCTGTCTGAGGTAGGAGGCGTGGATTATCTCGTTGAGCAGGCGCGTAAAAATCCCAAAACGTTCCTGCAGCTGGTGTCGCGCTGCATCCCGCAGCAGGCGTCACTGACCATTACTCAACCCACGCGCGATGAGATTGACTCACGGCTGCGATCCGTGGGTATCGATCCAGATGCACTCTGGCGGCGCATCGCATGATGGATGCCTGTGAGACGCAGCTCGCGGTCGATGACGCCGTCCGTCAGGCTCTAGAGTACCGCGCCACCCACGCGCGCGAGTTCGCGCCGCACTGGTATCCGTGGCAGCGCGAGTTTTTCTCTGCCGGAAAAGTCCATAGAGAGCGGCTGTGTCTGGCGGGCAATCGCACGGGGAAGACACTGAGTGTCACCTACGAACTCGCGCTGCATCTGACAGGCGACTACCCATCTGACTGGAGCGGCTATCGCGCGCATCGTCAGGGCACATATTGGGCGCTGGGCGTCGATAACAGACAGCTGCGTGATGTACTACAGCGCGCGCTGATCGGCGAGATCACAGACGATGGCCGCCCAACGGGTGGCTGGATACACACTGATGAGGTGATGTCGATCAGCAGGTCCCAGACGCCGGGACTTGCATCTGACATTATCGTGCGCCACGTCTCCGGCCGGCGGTCCATGTTGAGCCTGCGCGCCTATACACAGACAGCAACAGGCCAGGGCACGCTACCGTTCGCCGGATCGTCAGTAGATGGTGTGTTGGTTGACGAGCAGCCACCAGACGGAATCATGGGGCAGTTAGTTACACGCACCATGACTGGCATGGACAGTCGCGGCGGTCTGCTGATTTACTCCATGACTCCAGAACTTGGCGAAACTGATCTCATCCGCCGGTTCACGTCATCGAGTCGTGCGCCGCATCAGCATTTGACAGGTCCTGTCGCGTGGTCGCAGTGCGCGCACCTGACTCCGCAGATTCAGGCAGAGATTCTCGCGTCAATTCCGGTGCATGAGCGCGATATGCGCTCGCTAGGTGTACCTATGCTTGGGCAGGGCCGTGTATTTGATGTGGCCGAGGATCGCATTACGTGCGAGCCGTTTGAATCGTCAACGCGGCCATGGATGCGTGTGGTACGCGCAATCGACATTGGCATCGATCATCCAACGGCCATCGCATGGATTGCCTATGATCCAGAGGTCGATACTGCATACGTTATGCGTGTCTATCGCCGCAGCGGCGAGGTGCCGAGCGTGCATATGGCGGTGGCCAACTCGATGTGGCCGCACGCGCCGCTGATCGTTCCGCCGGACATCGATCAGCGCGAGAAGGGGAGTGGGCGAACTGTGCGGGCATACTATCAGGACGCCGGCGCGCAAAATCTTGTCACGTTTGCGAACCCAGATGGGTCAGTCTATGTCGAGCCCGGCATTCTGGCGATGTCTGAAGGTCTCAGGAACGAGAAGATCAAGGTATTTGCAAACTGCAACGAATTTTTTGATGAATACCGTGGATATCACCGACGCAACGGGAAAATCGTTGCGGAGCGTGATGATGTCATCAGCGCCGTGCGATACGGACTGCAGACTGTAAAAAAATATGGTGTGACGGTGCAGGATGTGCAGCGCCATCACGGGAGGCTGTATCCCGATCTTGGGTTGCGCGATGCGCCGCAATCTGCGCGCAGGGGATATGCATGAGCATGACCAGATATTCAGATAGAGAGATTGTCGAGATTATCAAGCGCGAAATCAGGGCGAGCAATACGGACTGGATTTCGGCGATCAACTCCGATCGTGATCGCGCCTATGATTATTATTACGGCCGGCTCCCGAATGTTCCGCAGGTCAACACGTCCGACTATATCAGCCGTGATGTGTTCGATGCTGTCGAGTCGATCAGGGAAAAGTTGCTCCGCGTGTTCACGTCATCGCGCCGTGTGGTGCGATTTCGCCCTGCCAGCGAGGACGATGTAGACAACGCCAAGGCGCGTACTGAATACGTCCATTCGATCATCATGGACGTGAACAACGGTTACAGGCTGCTGCAGACGCTGCTGCAGGATGCGTTACTAAAGAAGGTCTGTTGCGTGCGCCGTTACTGGCACACAGAGAGGGTCCGCGAGCCGCAGAAGTTCAGCGCCCCGGAGGCGCAGGTTCAGGCTGCGATGATTCAAGGCCTTGAAGTCGAATCCATTGATGACGTAGCCGAGCAGCCTGTTGCGATGCCGACGCCCGCCGGGCCGGTGGCCGTGCCGGTGCGGATGGTGAGCGGGACGGCGGTGACTGTAGAGGACCGAAGCCGTGTTACCGTTGAAGCCATAGCGCCGGAATGCGTGTACATAGATGTCAATTGCGATGACATCAACAAGGCGCGATTCATTTGCATCAGGGCCGAGAAGACGCGCGCCGATCTGGTTGCAGAAGGGTTTGATCCGCAGATAGTTGCCGGCTTGTCATCAACGGACATGGTTGGCGCTGACTCGGCAAGTCGCTCGCGCAATCAGTACAACATGACGCCGGACAAGGTCGGAGAAGATGAGCGTGAATTGCTCACTATCTACGAAGCCTATTTGTACATGGACGCGGACACGCCACCGAATGAGCCGGCTCAGGATGCGACGTTATGGCAGGTCATCATCTGCGGTGATGACATCATCAGCATGGAGCGCGTGCGGGAGATGCCATTCCGCTTTTGGTCTCCATTGCACATTGCGCACAGGCCTATCGGCATGAGCATCGCCGATGTCACCATGGATCTGCAGCGCACGAAGTCGAATGTCGTGCGCGGCATTGTGGACAACGTGTTCAGGGTCAACACTGGTCTACGTATCGCCAATTTGTCCGTGATCCGCAATGCAAGGGATTTGGTTGACAACCCTATCGGCGGGGTTATCGACTCTCCGGACGTTGGCGCGATAAACGTGGTTCCGCAGCCTGCCATATCGCCGGCCACCGGGGCATTGCTGGAACTGCTGGCCAGCGAGAAGGAAGCCCGCACCGGCGACAACAGGATGGCGAAGGGGCTGGAGAATCAGAACATCATCACGCACCAGAACTCTGGGGACATGGTCAACATGCTCATGTCTGCGAGTACGGAGCGGGTCATGGGACTGGCCAGGTCATTTGCTGAAACGCTGTGGCGTCCGCTGATGCTTGATGTATACCGACTCGGGTACGAAAACGGTTATTCGCTTGCTATCGAGGCTAATGGTGAATACCAAGACTACAACCCGGCTGAGTTTCCGTACTCGACCACCTTGGCCGTATCCATTGCGCTGACAGCAGAAGAGTGCGAGAAGCACGCGGCGCGACTGATGGGCCTGCATCAATTCATCAGCTCCGACGCGGCGATTGCGCCGCTATATGGCGCGCGTGAGCGTTATGCGATCATTTCGGAGATATGTGATTTGCTTGGTGAGCCGAACTGGATGGCCGATCCGACCACCCAGGATGGACTGCAGCGCATGATTGCCGCTGGCCAGCAGCAGCAATTGATGCAGCAGGTGGCGCTTGCCGATCAGCAGGCAAAGATCGAGAAGATGCAGGCTGAGACGGCCAGAATGCGCGATGGCTTGCAACTGGATGCGGCTAAATCGGCAGACAAGCAGGTACTTGACGAGGAGAAATTCAAATGGCAGCGGAAAAAGGACGTAGCAGAGGCGATCATCGAGACGACGCAGAAACGCCCGGCAGCAATCGGCTGAGCAGCGGATGGGCGGACTCTCTGGGGGAGTCTATTGCCATACGCATGAGAGACAAGCGTGGCAACCGAGACAAGATCGCAAAGCGCAAGGCGGTCATGCTTGAGCTCGAGGAAATGAACAGAAAGGCGCGCAAAAATGAAATGGCCTGATTGGCTGCGATTTCGCCGCCAGACAGAGCGGCCCAATCTGCACGACGTGGAAGCAAAGCGTATCGAACGAGAGCGCGACCGTGCCGCAGCCGAGTTGGTTGGCATGGCAGAGTTTCGCGCGACGTGCCATGACGAACTCGATGACCTGGCCGACGAGTGGCTTACAACGCGGGATGAAGCCAAGGCGGCCGATTTGCATCGGCGCGCCATCGCCTTGCAGGCGGTTGTCATCCGGTTGCAGGTCAGGGCATCAAGACATCATGACGCCGTAACTGGACAAACCAGAAGGAACAATGTATGAATGAGTTATCGCAAGACCAAGCCCGTCCTGGGCAGTCCTCTGCCGGTGACGACAGTCCGGCAAGTCTGGACGATGTCGCCGCCATGCTCGCCGAACGCCGGAGCCTCAAGAGGCCAACCGAGCCGACGCAGCAGGCAACAAAAGCCGCTCCTGAAGGACCAAGCATCGAGCAGTCTGAAGAAGCGCAGGCAGTAGAAAGCGCACCGGAGACCGACGAGGCTCAGAAATCGTCAGATGGCGATCAACCTGAGGCCGAAGAAGGTGATGGTGATGCGTATTTCGAGCTGGATGGTGAGCAGGTCTCGCTGTCACAGGTCCGCGAGTGGAAAGCGGGCGGAATGCGCGATGCGGACTACCGCCGCAAGACGCAGGCGTTGGCCGAGAAGTCCAGGGCCATGCATCAGCTCGAGGAATCGCTGACTCAGCAGAACTTCGTGCGGATGCGGGAGATAGACGAGGCCGACAAGGTGCTTGAACGGCGCATGTCGCAGTTTTCTGACATCGACTTTTACGCCATTGCGCAGGAAAACCCGGCCCGTGCGGCCGCGCTACGCGAGCAGCGGGAAGCGATCAAAGAGCAGCGGCAGCAGCTACATACGAACCGACAGCGATACGCTGATGAATGGAAGCAGCTCACGGAGCAAAACTTGAAGATGCGCGCTGAAGCAGCGCTTCCAGAAATCAAGTCCCGGATTCCGGGGTGGTCTGAGTCGCTTTACGCGGAACTGTCGCAGCATGTGGTATCAAGAGGCGGCGAGCCCGATGTGGTCTCCCGCATCGTCGAGCCGTGGTTTTGGGAGTTGGTGAATGACGCCATGGCGATGCGCAAGGGCAAGTCCATGCCGATGCGCAAGGCCGTGCCGCTGTCCCCAACAAAAACAGTCAATGCGTCTGGCAAGAAGCCGGGAAGGATGAGCGCTGAATCGCAGGCGATACACGACGCCAGAAAGGCAACGTCTATTCGCTCGCAGGAGGCTGCCGTCTTGAGCGCGCTTCGTGCCAGGCGAAGCAGATAATCAGGAGTAGATTCAATGGCAAGAACGATTATTAGCGCCACGCCGGGTACGCCGGCTGCTGGCACTCAAAACACCTATCAGGTGGAAGGCGCGCGGGAGTCTGTGCAGGATCTCATCGGGCTGATCTCGCCCTATGAGACTCCGTGCTTCACGAACTTTCGCAAGGTGTCCATCACGGACAAGCTGGTGTATTGGCAGGAGGATGACCTTGCAGCCGCATCGGTGTCCAATGCGGCCATCGAAGGTGCGGATGTAAGCGCTTACGACGCCAGTACCCCTGGCATGAAAACCAATACCACGCAGATCTTCACCAAGGCCGTAAAGGTCACGGGCTCTTCCGGTGCGGTATCGTGGTATGGCCGGGCCAGCGAGGAGGATTACATGATCCTCAAGCGCGGCCGGGAGTTGCGGCGCGATATCGAGCGCGTGATTCTGACCGATCAGGCCATGGTTGCTGGCGATGCCTCGACTGCGCGCAAGCTTGCTTCTGCATCGCGCTTGATCGACTCAGGAAACGTGACGTTTGGTGCCGGCGGCAGCGCTACTGGCGATGCGGGCACGGATGTGGCGCTGAGCGAGGCGCTGGTGCTTGGTGCGCATCAGGCTTGCTTTAACGCTGGCGGCAATCCGAACTGGCTGCTGGTTTCACCGTTCCATTCGACAAAGGTGGCGAATTTTGCCTATGTCACGAATCAGCAAATTCGTGATCGTGGTAACGAAACCCGCTATGTCAATGCGGTGGATCTCTATATGAGTCCGTTCGGTGAGCTGACTGTGGTTCTGGACAGGTTCATTCGCGGTGCGAACTCTGGCGAGTCCGCAAACGGGTTCGTGTTCCTGCTGGAAACCGAGCGCTGGTTCATTCCGCAACTTCGTGAAATCCAGACTGAGCCGCTCGCAAAGCTGGGTGATGCCGTTCGGTTCATGATGCTCTCAGAACTGAGCCTTGGCGTGGAGCATTCAAAGTGCTCCGCGCTGATCCGTGACCTCTCGGTGTCGTGATGATGACGCGGCCGGGGGCGAGCAATCGCCCCCGGTTGCAGCCCCCATCACGCCGGCGGAAACCCTGGTTGCCGAGAAGGGTGACTTTGAGGGCGACTGGAAGTTCAAGGCCAGGTATTCGGTTGATGCGCGGCCGTTCATCGAACACGCGGCTGAACATCGTGCACTTGATGAGGCATACCGTAATCGTAAATCTGAACTGCGCCGCTATGCACGGCTCGATCCGGTTACCTGCATGAAGATCAGGCACGAATACGGCATTGATATATACAACCTGAAGCCCGGTGAGGGCCGCAGGCTCATGCAGATCATTGATCGCGAGTTTCCGATGCTCAAGACGACGAACATGCGTGAGACCCGCAGGCTGGTATGAGCATCAGCAATTACACAGAGCTTGTTTCCAGCATCGCCAACTGGTTGAACCGTGACGATGCGACCAGTGATCTATGTCAGGATTTCATCCGGATGGCCGAGCAGGACATTGCTCGCCGGCTGAGGGCAATAGTCAACGAAAAGCGCATTACGTTCACCATCGATACGGTGACGCCGCACTACACGTACCCGGCTGATTTTCTCGAAATCAAGGAAATCTACAACGAGAACGACGACGCTCCGCCACCGGAGCGCATCTCATTGCAGGAGTTCAAGAGATTCGGCGCGCCAACGGCTGGCGCGCTTGGCTGGCCGGTGTACTTTGCGCGTGACAATAACAAGCTAGTGTTCTGCCCGGTCACGCAATCTATCACCATGGTGTTGACGTACTACTTCAAGCCGGCTGCATTGACCAACGCAGCGCCTACCAATGAACTGTTGAATGGTGCGCCAGACATCTACCTTTACGGCGCGCTGGCTATTGGTGAGATTTTTTTTAACGTGCCCATGGCCGACAGGCAGTATGCGAGCCTGTATGACAACGCGGTGAACAGCGCAAATGACGCTGACAAAATCGCTGAGTATTCCGGCTCGACGATGACTATGGGGAATCCGTATGGCTGAAGATTACGCTGGAACGCTGAATCTTGGTGATCCTACTAATGCCACGTTGGCGCAGGATATCGACAACAAGATTGTGGTGGTAAAGACTGCGGTCAAGCAGTCATTTCCAAACGTCACTGGAGCCGTAACCAAGACGCACACAGAGCTGAATGCATTGCCGGACCCCGGAGATGCCGAGACGATCTCTGGTAACTGGGAGTTTTCAGGCACGCCGACGTTCGGCGGGCGAAATTTCAAGGGGATGCTGTCAGCGGCCGTGGACAACTCCGGGGCAATCACGTCCCAGTCCGATCCAGGTACGTTGTCCGTGACCAAGACTGCCACGGGCACTTACACGGTAACGCATAACCTTGGTACGACGAACTACACGGCAATTGCAATTGTAACTGCAACTGATGCGACCTACTGCCGCTCAACATACATCGCGGCAAAAGCCACGAATTCATTTCAGGTGAACACATACTTTGTTGACACGACATCAGTCACGCATGGTAACTACGCATTCGAAGTGATTGTTATCCCGCACTGACATGCTGATACCGCTGCGACAATTCGGTGATGTTGGCATGGTGCAGGACGCGCCAGCGCATGAATTGCCCCCGAATGCAATTACCGGCGGCAAGAATGTCTTGTTCCGCGATGGTGCCGCCAGAAAAATGAATGGCAACAAGATCATTGCTTACGATATTTCAAGTGAAAATTCGCAATGGTTCGAGACCTGGCAGTACCAGGTGGGCACCTACAAGCAGGTTATTGGGCTTGCCAACGGTACGATGCTTGTATGGGATGGTTCGGCTATTTCGGTCCCGTCGATTCAGGACCAGGGTGGAACCGCAGCGGTATTAAGCGCAACTGCCGCATGGCAGTCCACGGTATTTGGACGGTTCGCGGTCATGAACAACAGGGTAGAAATGCCGCTGTATTCATGGAATTCCGGCACGTCATCTCCAGACGGGTCCGTGTTCCGCATGATTCCGGCGTGGGGTGCGGCTAATTCACCTGGCGGAGCAGTCAAGTCCATCAGGGCGCACCGCAACTTTCTTGTTGCGGTAGGGGTGGCCAATGCGCCGTACAACGTGTACTGGTCCGATGCCGCGGCGACTGACTCTTTTCCTGCGAGCTGGGACTACGCGGACACGACAAAGCTGGCCGGATACGTGCAGGTGGCGGCATCGGATGGCCCGCTGATCGATTGCCGCGAGATGGGCGACGCAATGATTGTGTATACGCAGAATGCAGCGTATGCACTGCAGTATGTCGGCGGCTCTGATGTGTTCGGCATTCGTCGCTTGTTCTCGCATGGATTGATTAATCGGGAATGCGCAGTTTCGTTCCAGAACCAGCATTTCTGCGTTGGCGATAACAGATTGTATGTGCATGACGGCCTGAACATCAGCAGGCCAGCTGAGCGGAAGATTGAACGCGCATTCTTTCATGAAGTTTCAGACTGGTCGAAATGTCTGGCCGCATCCATCGAGGGGCAAAATGAAATTTGGGTCTATTACACCACCGCAGGTGGTTCTTCTCCAAACCGCGCGCTGATATGGAACTGGCACAACAACACATGGGCGTTCATTGATCTGCCGGGTTACACGTGCATTGCACCGTCTGTTGTCGTTAGCTCTCCGATAACAATTGGGTCACTTAGCGGACAGATTGGCAATCTGGAAGGAACAATTGGCGAGTTCGGCCGCACGGGCGCTAATCAGGTAATTCTAGCTACTCCTGGCGAAGGAAATGCAACCGTTACATTCGGTCTCTATCAGTTATCGACTGGCATAAGGATTGGCAGCGACCATTACGATGCATACATCGAGCGGACAGGCGTTGACCTCGATGAATTTCGAAAAGAGGCGACAACATCGATGCGTGTTCGCGCTGTCGTGCCGCAGATCACCGGAAGCGGATCTGTTGATATCCAGATTGGCACGCAACGAAATGCAAATGATTCAGTGCTGTGGGATACCGTCAAGACGTTTTCTCTCGATGATGGGTCAAGGTACAAGGTCGATGTCCGTAAAACCGGGCGTTATCTGGCCTGGAGAATTGGCTCATGGAGTGGGTCACCAACAAATTCTACGTGGGCATTCAGCGGAATGGACATTGACGTGCAGGAGGCTGGGCGGTGAGCCGCAAAACGCGATACATCCCATTGCAGGCGAAGCCTGCCGATACTACATCCATGGTTCGTTGGGTTGGGTCGGAACTTGAGAGGATCAGCGGCGCATTTCGCAGCATTGGCGGCTCCATCACGCTTGATGAGCCGGCGCAGAGTGCGGGTAATGGCGAAGTGGCGATTGGCGCTACGACAGCGACAACGGTAGGTGCAGCAGGAGCTGCTGCGGCCTTGCCCGCGGCGCCGAGCGGGTATTTGGTCATCAATGTAGCTGGCACGGTCTACAAGGTGCCGTACTACGCGAGTTGAGGTAAGCAAGATGGGTCTTGGAGTAAGTTTTGGGCTTAGCGGCAGCAAAAGCAAAAGCAGCTCATCCCCATGGGGGCCTCAAATACCGTTCCTGACCGACGTATGGAACAACGCTCAGGCGGTATATCGGCAGAACGAGGCCATGGGCCGCAATGTTGGCAGCCAGATGTCAAACACTGGCTTGTCGCTGATGCCAGGGCTGGGCAGCGCATTCAACTACTGGAATTCAGCAATGAATGGTGACCCGCAGCTGCTTATGTCGATGCTGCGTGATCCATACAGGGCACTCCAGGAAAACGAACTGCCAGGCATCGCAACGAATGCGATAGGCATGGGCTCCTTTGGCGGTAGCCGGCCGGAGATTGCCGCCGCGATTGCCAATCGTGGGTTCATGGATCGGGCAACGGATCTTGCAGCGCAATTGCGTAGTTCTGCTGCCGATAGCCTCTCATCGTTAGGACTGTCTGGCGCCAATCTGGCTGCGGGTGGCGTGCAGATGCCGATGGATTTGCTGTCGCGTTATGCGGACATCATCCAGGCTGCGAACTGGGGCGGCAGCAGAAATGATAAATCGATGAATTTCGACATGAAATTTGGCGCTTAGCAATAACATGGCAATAGGAATACTTTCACAAACTCCTGTTCTGCCGGATGACATTGCGGCCGAGCAGGCCCGCGCACAGTTCTGGCAGCCTGGCGCGCTGTCTCAGCAGGCTCCCGGCGCGCTGTCGCAGCATGTCATGTCCCAGCCTACGCCAACCATGCCCAAGCCGACATGGGTTGACTATGTTGGGGACGTGGCGCTGCCCCTGCTCGCCACGCTGGCTACCGGCGGCTTTGGCGCGCCTGCAGCACTCGCCTACGGCCTGAGCGTGGCGAACTCAAGGCGGAAAGCTGCCGGCGATCCGCTGATGAGTCAGCAATATGAGGCAGCGTTCGATAAGTCGCGGGCCGATCAGGTTACTGATAGGTATATTGCCGAAAACCCGGGTCTTGGCGCTCCGGTTCGTGCCGGCCTCCCGGCTGAAGTGATGACGAATGAGTATTTCCGTAACGATCCAGACGCAATAGAAACGCTCAGGAAGCGCCGCCAGGCTGGTGATGTTGGGCGTGACTATACCGATGAGCAGGGAGTCATTCATAGGCGATTTGCCGACGGCACCGACGTTGTTATTGGCGGCGGGATGCAAAGTGATGTTGGCTTCAGCCGTGCTGCCAAAGCGGCCGGCGGACAGGCTAGCGCTCAGGCGGCCGGTCGAATCAGTGCTGAGACTGCCCCGCAAGCCGTCGAGGCTCAGGCCGGCGCAGCGTCCAGGATCAAGGGCGCTGAAAGCGAGGCAACGACAGCGGCTGCTGATTACGTCAAGACGCTGAACGCAATGTCCGGCTCTATCAATGATCAGATGAGCATTGTTTCTGTACTTGACGATGCCATCGATACCGTTGAGTCAGGCCCAGTCACCGGGCCGGTTAGCAAATGGATGGCAATTCTTGACCCGCAATTGCAGGTATTACGCAGCACGATCAGCTCGCAAATGCTCAGCAATTACACCGTCGCAAGACAAAGCGGCATGACCGGGCAGATGTCAGACAAGGAGATGCAATTCATTGCATCGATTGGTGCGATGCTTACCAATACTCGCGATGCAAATATTGAAATCCTGAAAAAACAGCGAGACAAGGTACTCAACAACATCAACATGAACAGGCAATCATATATCAACTACCAGAATACAAAAGGCGGAATCCGCCCGTTGCCTGGAGAATACAAGCGCACGCCAGCCAACAATCGCAGACCTGATCCTGCGGATTTCGACAACAGGTAATCGTCATGGCGTATGACAGAGAAGCTGCCAAGGCTGCCGGGCTGACAGACGAGGAGATTGACGCCTACCTTGCCGAGAAAGAAGCCCGCATGAAGCGGGCTTCATTTGGTGAATCGAAGCTCAGGTCTGCTGGCCGTGCTTTTGAGTCTGGTGCGCTGCTTGGGTTTGCTGATGAGGCAACCGCTGGACTCGGTGCTGCCATTGAATTTACACGCACTGGGTCAGCGCAGCGTGCCAGAGATGCATATAGTGACATTCTCGACGCAGAACGGTATGCGGGTAATGAGTTTGCCGAGAGAAACCCCAAAACCAACGCGGCATTGGGTGTATTGGGCGGAATAGCATCGCTTGCCGGTACAGCTCCGGGTAGAGCGCTTGCAGGTGCTGGCAGGACATACGCACAGCTTGGCGCTGGCGGCGCAAGAGTTGGCGCGCTGTCTGGTCTTGGAGCATCCAATAGAGATTCTATCGGAACAGCTGCGGCTGATACTGCGCAAGGCGCCGTTATTGGCGGTGCGCTTGGCGTTGCAGTTCCGTTTGCCGCACAGCAGGTGGCCAATGCGGTGCGCGGAGCTGGACGTATCGCGGCAGATACCGTGATGCCGTCTTTCGCGTCTGGGACTTCAGGCGGGCAAGGTGGGACGATTCTGGGCAGTTACGGGCAGGCCGCCAGGCAAATGGCAAATGACGTGCCACGCGAACCGTCCGCGTGGCATCAAAGTCTGGTTCGGCGTGCAGATGAGTTAGGTATTCCGCTTGCCCCAGGGGCGCGGTTTGATGACCATGTGCTTCGCCAACTTGACGCCGGGTTCAGCAGCAACCCGCTCACGGCGCGGCCATACCTGGACGCCAGGCAGAAGCAGGCCGAAGTGATTACAGATTTGGTGTCGCAGAAGCTTGGGATGCCTGCTGACACTCGCCAGCTTACGCCAGCTGATTTTGGCGAGGCGGTGACTCGCATCAAGATCGGTCTTGACGACATTGGCAGGCAAATCGGAAACGTAAAGATAGATCAAGAGGCCCGTACTGGTCTCGATCAAATACTGGCCAGGGCCAATGACCCGGCAGACAAACTGCCATATATTCGTCGTGCTGTCAGTGGGCTGATAGATAGTGCCGACTCGGTGCAACCGCTTACTGGCGAAAGACTGATGAGTTTGCGCAGCATGTTTGTCGGGAAAAGCGGTGATGCATGGAAGGCCGGGAGTAGTGAGACCGCAAAGGCGTATGACTCCATTGTTGACGTGCTGGACGGTCTGATCGAGAGATCAGCGCCCGGTGACATCGGAAGGCAATACGCCAGCCTGCGGGCAAAGTGGCCGTTCGTGAAGATGCTCGAGCGTCGCGGCGTACTCAACGAGGCTTCCGGTCTTGTGTCGCCAAATGCGCTGCGAAATGTTGTGGCAGGCGATGTGAAATACATCCGTGGCCGGGATATTGACCCGGCAACCGGGATTGGCGATCCGCTGCTTGATGCCATGCGCATAACCAGGATGGCGCGGGATGTCGTTCCTGACTCTGGCACTGCAACCCGTCTTGGATTTCTGTCCCGCGTGACAAGAAACCCAATGGAACTCCCTGGCGCATTGTTTGATGCGACTGCAAGCATTGCTGCCCGCCCAGTTGTCAACGCTTACTTTGGCGGCGGACCTGTATCGTCAGCCGTGACAAAATCATTATTCTCCGGCCCGCAATTGCCTGCCCGCGCTGGCCAGATTGGCGTGCTGTCACTGCAAAACGCCGAGCAGGATGAGGCTGGCAAGAAGCTGTCCAGGAGAAGGAGCCGCAATGGCGATTGATCTGCCAGATGACTCAGGTCTTGACCTGACCGCCACAACGCCGACCGGTCCGCAGACCCGAGACCCGGCGACGTTCGTCAATTTGACGTACCGGCAGCGTGCGCGGTTCTGGCGTCGGTCGCAGGACTTCGGCACCATCGACTTCGACTCCCTCGCCGACAAAGGCGACCTGCTGATCGACTTTGCCGAGCAGCCGCTAACCATCGGCACGAGCAAAATCTACACGAACAGTCTAGGCACGTACACGGTCACGCGGCAGACGCAGACGCACGATGCGCAGTTGGGTGGCGCGTCGGAGACGCAAACCGCCACCGGCTGGGAGATGAAATGCACGTCGAATTCGTCTCCGGGATCAAATCGAGCGATGCGGTACAGACTGACATTCTCGACGGCGATTGACCTGTCGAGCGCGACGAACCTGTGCTTCGAAATCGAGTATCCGCAGGAAATGAACCCGGATGATTTCGGGAACAACTTTTACGTCG